AAGCCGCTAGACTTGAGCAAGAGGAAGCGGACCGTCAAAACGCTTTACGGATTGCGCAAGAAACCGCTGCCAGACAACAAGCCGAGGCGGATCAGCAAGCCCAATCACAAGCCGCGCGTCGCGAGCAAGCGCAGGCTGCCGCTGCCGCTGCGGAACAAGCAGAGCGTGAGAGACAGGCCAGGGCAGTTGCAAATAACCGGAACAACTCTTTAGTGAACCTCTTCACCAGGAGGCAACGGTCAACACTGGGCGGCTCGGGTATGCCTGTCTACAATCCCAATGAAATGGTTTCTGTCACGCGGTTAGTGGACGGTGGTCAAGGCGGACAGTACGTGGAACAAGTGCCACGTAGCCAATACGACATTGAACAAGCACGAGCCAAAGCGTACCAAAGCGCCTTTGAGGCGTAACATTTTTTATAAAAAGGTCACGTATGCCAATTGATAAGGCCAACCCCGAGCCGTTCTTAGACATTGAAATTATGGAAGACGAGGAATCGGCGCTTGTCATTAGCGGGCAAGACATGCCTGACATTGAAATCATTTTAGAAGAAGACGGCAGCGCGCTCATCGAGATCGGTGAGGACGAGCCGGATGTCCCCTTCTACGCCAACTTGGCCGAGGTCCTTGATCCGTCAGACTTGAACGGCATAGGCGACAACCTGTTGCAGTTGTTTGACGCGGACAAGGAATCGCGCGCCGACTGGGAGCAGATGTACGCCAAGGGCTTGGATCTGTTGGGCTTGAAGATTGATGATCGCACCAAGCCGTTTCGCGGTGCGGCAGGCGTGGTCCACCCCATGTTGACCGAGGCGATTGTGCAGTTCCAGTCTCAAGCCATGAAGGAGCTCATGCCCGCGGGTGGTCCTGTTCGCACGCAAGTCGTGGGCAAGGAAACGCTAGACAAGACGCAACAAGCCGCACGCGTGCAAGACTTCATGAACTACCAGATTACCGATGTCATGCAGGAATACACGCCTGAGATGGATCAAGCGTTGTTCTACACCGGATACGGTGGCTCGACCTTTAAGAAGGTTTACTTTGACAGCCAGCTAGACCGCATGGTTAGTAAGCTTTGCTTGGCAGATGACGTATATATTCCTTACCACGGCTCAAGCGTCATGAGTCAATGCCCACGGATCACGCACCGCTTACCCATGGACTCCAACGAGTACCTGAAACGGGTGTTTGCGGGTGAGTATTTGGACTTGAACATTCAGGCTGACGACGGATCACGGCCCGCGGATCAGATTCAAGACGCAGTGGACCGCGCCATTGGTGTGTCCTTGTCGGGCGAATCAGAGGAAATCTTCCTCCTAGAATTCATTGTTAACCTAGATCTACCCGGCTTTGAGGATGTGGACGATAGCGGCGAGCCCACGGGCATTAAGTTGCCTTATGTAGTCACATTAGACGAGTCTTCGGGTCGCGTGGTCGGTGTACGACGCAACTGGAAGGAAGAGGATTCGCTCAAGAAGCGTCGCGAGTACTTTGTACACTACGTTTTGATTGAGGGCTTGGGGGCGTATGGTCTAGGCTTTGTGCACCTGATTGGTGGGTTGTCCAAGACGGCCACCGCTGCCTTGCGTCAGTTGCTTGATGCGGGTACGCTCTCGAACCTGCCGGCAGGTTTCAAAGCCAAAGGCGCGCGGATCGCGGACGACGACAAGCCAATCCAGCCTGGTGAGTGGCGAGACATTGATGCAGGCGGCGCGGAGCTTTCTTCTTCGCTCATGCCAATGCCGTACAAAGAGCCTAGCCAAGTCCTGTTCCAGTTGCTGGGATTCACGGTCCAAGCCGGTAACCGTTTGGCAAGCATCGCGGACATGCAAGTCGGTGACGGAAACCAGCAAGCCGCCGTTGGCACAACCATTGCCATGCTTGAGCGCGGCTCGATGGTCATGTCTGCCATACACAAGCGTTTGCACTACTCGCAGTCGTTAGAATTCAAGATGCTTGCCCAAGGCTTTGGTGAGTACCTGCCCGATGAGTATCCGTACGATGTGCCAGGCGCGAGTCGCTCGATCAAGCGTCAGGACTTCAACAACATGGTCGCAGTACTGCCTGTTGCTGACCCTAACATCTTCTCGACCGCTCAGCGCTTGATGCTCGCACAGACGCAGTTGGAGTTAGCGCAGTCTGCGCCCCAGATGCACAACATGTACGAGGCGTACTACCGCGTGTATGCGGCGCTAAACATCCGCGACATTGACGGCATCTTGCGTCCGCAAAACACACAAATGCCCAAGGACCCCGCGACAGAGAACGCCGACGTGCTTGACGGTATGGATCTTAAAGCGTTTGCTGGTCAACAGCATGATGCGCACATGTCGGCTCACCTGATGGCGGGCTTGAGTCCCTTGATTGGCAACAACCCGCTAGCTGCCACAACCTTGCAAAAGCACATCTTGGAGCACGTACGCTTGAAGGCGGAAGAGGACACCGAGGTCCAGCTTTTCCAACAGTACGGCATGGACCCCAAAGGACGCGTCTCAGACATTCAGCGCGAGGGCATGATTGCACTACTGATTGCCCAGTACCTCCAAGAAGTGCGCACGATGCAGGATCAACTTGCAGGTGGCGCGGGCGGCGAGGCGGATCCAGTTGTTGCTTTGAAACAACAAGAGCTGGAGTTACGTGCTCAAGAACAACAGCAAGACGCTCAGGTCGACCAGTCCAAGTTGCAGTTAGATGCACAGAAGTTGCAACAAGACCAACAGAACGCACAGGCTCGGATCCAGTCACAAGAGGACATCGCACAGCTACGCGCTCAGGTTGGCCGTGAGCGGGTTGAAGTCTTGCAACAGAACATGCAGAATAGTCAAAAAGGTCAAAACGATGCGTAAAGCTCTCAAGCCGGTCAAGTACACAACTGACAGCATTAAGGAAAAGATTAAATCGTCACGCGAGAAGAACCCCAAGTCCTCGGGCTCGTCAGGTGCTGCTCGCATTGTCAAGAAACGTGACGGCAACTACCCCGTTAAAATTTACTAAGGAACCGCTATGGCAACCACCAAGATGGTCAAGAAAGAATCCGCAACCAAGCCCATGACAGAAGCGCAGCTAGCCGCGCAACGTACACGTGAGCGTGAGCTCAAAAAGGAAATGGCGGCGGACAAGGAAATGACCCCTTCGATGCTAAAGCGTATCAAGGATATGCTTACGCCCAGTACGCGTACCCCAGTAGACGGCACCGCGTCAGAGCGAGCTTTGCGTAACTTGTCAAAAGAGTCTCCGTCCAAAGAGGAGTTGCTTCAAGCCATCGCTGAGGAAAAGAAAATAACTAAGGCCGAGCAAGAAGCAAAGCGCCTAGACAAACCAGGCTTTAGAAACGGTGGAATGGTCACGGCCCGCGGTCAAGGTCGCGTGAAGACAAAGAGACCAACTAGGTTGTACTAAAGTTTTACGCCTTCAGACGGGGCTAATCCGTCTGCTTTTACATGGGGACTATCCATGCTTGAATTTGCAGAGGCAGTGCTAAAGGAAATTCGTCGCTTACAGGACGATTCCGAAGCCATCGTACTAAACGGCACTATCGCCAATATGGAGCGGTACAGGTTTATGATGGGGCGTCTCGAAGGCTTAAAGATGATGGAAGACGTGGTCAAACAGATGATCAAGCAGTCTGAACGGAATTTTTAACCAGAGAGGAGAGTTCCAAATGGAACCAGCAGTTGACGTACCCATGACAGAGTTAGAGCGAAAGTGGCAGAAAGAAAAAGCTGAGGCACAGCCTTCGCTTATGGATGCCTACGACGAGAGTGGTAACTTTGAACCCGAGGAGCTCGATCAAGAAGTCATTGACCGTATCCCTACCCCAACGGGTTGGAGAATCGCTATTCTCCCGTTTCGCGGCTCACAGAAAAGCAAGGGCGGTATTATCCTTGCAGAAGAAACCCAGAAAAGGACTCAGTTGGCCACCACGTGTGGTTACGTCCTAAAAGTGGGTCCTCTTGCCTATGCCGATCAAGATAAGTTTCCTCACGGCCCTTGGTGTAAAGAGGGTGATTGGATTGTCTTTGGTCGTTACGCAGGAGCCCGTATTTCCATTGATGGCGGTGAAATCCGTTTGTTAAACGATGACGAAATCTTAGGGATTGTTCGCGATCCTGAAGACGTCTTGCATATTGCTTAAGGGGTAAAACATGTCTAACGAAGAACTTGAATACGATGTTGGGGCTGACGAAAAAGAAACGTTGGTGGAAGTTAGTGAGGAAAGCGTAGAGCAGGAAGAGGGAAGCGCTGCGTCTGCCGAGCCACAAGAAGCCGAACTTGAGGAATATAGTAACAAGGTCCAAAAGCGCATTGACAAGCTAACCGCTCGTCTACGTGAGACGCAACGCCGAGAAGAGGCTGCAATTGCGTACGCTCGCAATGTGCAACAAAAGGCCTCGCAACTTGAAGACCGTTTCAAGCGCACGGACCAAGAACGTGTTGTCGCCACCCAAGGTCGCTTACAGACGGAGGTGGCCACTTTAAAGCAGATTATCCGTAAAGCACGTGAAGAAGGCGACATTGACACCGAGACAGAGGCACAAGAGCGCCTGACCGCTGCCTACTACGACCAACGCCGTATGTCGGATGCGGAAAACTACCGCCAAAGCCAAGCCGCACAGGCCCAGGCCCAAGCGCAACAACAGGCGGCACAACAAGCTGCACAACAACATGCTGCGTCCAACCGCCGTGTCGAACCCGACCCAAAAGCAGAAGACTGGGCAGATCGAAACGAATGGTTTGGCAAAGACGTGTCCATGACACAGGCAGCACAAGGAATTCATCTACAATTAGTTCGTACTGAAAAATTTGACCCCACGTCAGATGAGTATTATGATGAGTTAGATCGTAGGATGCGCACGTCCTTTCCACATAAGTTTGCTGGAAGTGCGCCAACCTCAAACAGTGCCAACCGGCCCGTGCAAACGGTTGCGCCTGCCTTCAGGTCATCTGGAGTAAATAGAGCACGCCGCAGCGTCAAGCTCTCACCGAGCCAAGTTGCCATTGCAAAAAGATTGGGTGTTCCGCTAGAGGAATACGCCAAATACGTTAAGGAGTAGTACCATGAGCGACACAAACGTGCCTAAATTAAATCGCAGTACCCGTGAGGAAGCATCTCGCGAGACCACTGCGCGCCGTAAACCATGGACTCCTCCCTCACGGTTGGATGCGCCGCCAGCGCCTCCTGGGTTTAAACATCGTTGGATCCGTGCGGAAGCCGGAGGTCAGGACGATCGAATCAACGTTGCATCCAAACTACGTGAAGGCTACGAGTTGGTGCGCGGGGAAGATCACCCTAGCTTTCAATCTCCAAGCGTGGAAGACGGCCGACATGCTGGTGTACTCAGCGTGGGAGGTTTGTTGCTAGCGAAGATACCCGAGGAGACAGCTAACGAGCGAAACGCGTATTACGCATCTCGCACCCATGACCAACTTCAGTCCGTGGACAATGAAATGCTGAAGTCGAATGCTCATTCGACCATGCGGATCAATAATCCACAAAGACAATCACAAGTATCTTTTCGAGACACAGGGTCCGAAAAGTAATCTTTTTAAGGAATGACAAATGGCTAACATCGACAAAGCCTTTGGTCTGCGTCCTCTTGGTAACCTTTCCGCCACCGGCGGTCAAAAGCAGTTCGGTTACGAAATTGAAGACAACCAGGCCGGAGCAATTTTCCAAGGTGACCTCGTTACCGTTTATGACGGCTACTTGGTGCAGTTTGCCCCTGCTACTCATACGGCAGCGGTCGGCGTGTTCAATGGTTGTCGGTATGCTGACCCCACCACAGGCAAGCCAATCTTTAGCAACTACTACCCCGGTTCGGTCAACATCACCCAAGGCAAGATCATTGCCGACGTGGTTGACGATCCTAACCAGTTGTTCACCATCCAAGCGGATGAGGACGTTGTTCAAGCCGATGTTGGCAAGAACGCAGACGTTATTGTCGCTGCTGGAAACACCGTCACGGGCGTCTCGGGCATGGAGCTTGACTCCTCAACCGTCGCCAAGACCGCTGCATTGAACCTCAAAATCGTTGGCTTTTTAAGCACCCCTGCTAACGAAGTTGGTGCCAACAATGTCGTGGTAGTGGTTAAGATTAACGAACACTTGTACGGTAGTGCCGGTGTCGCTGGACAAGGAGCCTAATCATGGCTATTTCACGTTCCCAGTTAGTAAAAGAACTCGAGCCAGGTCTTAACGCTTTGTTTGGACTGGAGTACAAGGGCTACGAGAACGAGCACGCAGAAATCTATGACCAAGAGAGTTCTGACCGTGCATTTGAAGAAGAAGTGATGCTCTCAGGTTTTGGTGAGGCCGCTGTTAAGACCGAAGGCGCTGGCGTTACATACGACCAAGCACAAGAAGTCTACACCTCGCGTTACACCCACGAGACCATCTCTTTGGCGTTCTCGCTGACCGAAGAGGCCATTGAGGACAACCTCTATGACCGCTTGGCTTCGCGTTACACCAAGGCTCTGGCTCGTTCCATGGCCACAACCAAGCAGATCAAAGCCGCTTCTGTTTTAAACGGCGCGTTCACAACCTCACTAGGTGGTGACGGAAAGCCTCTGTGTGCAGATGACCACCCAACCTTGGGCGGCCCTAACCTGCGCAACGAGCTAGCTGTTGCTGCTGACCTGAGCGAGACCTCGCTTGAGCAGGCCTTGATTGACATTGCTGCGTTCACCGATGAGCGTGGCTTGAAGATCTCGGTTCAAGGCTTGAAGTTGGTTATCCCTAAAGAGCTTCAGTTCACCGCTGATCGCATCTTGAAGTCCACGCTGCGTACTGGTACAGCAGATAACGACATCAACGCTGTCCGCAACATGGGCATGGTTCCTCAGGGTTACACAGTGAACCACTACTTGACCGATCCAGACGCGTTCTTCATCAAGACTGACGCGCCTAACGGCATGAAGATGTTCCAACGTATCGCCATCAAGACTGCTTTTGAGGGTGATTTTGAGACAGGCAACGTGCGCTACAAGGCACGCGAGCGCTATGTGTTTGGATTTTCTGATGTAAGAGGCATTTTTGGTTCGCCTGGGGCTTAATTCCTTAGAATCAAGCACTTAGCAAGTCCAGCCCCCGCCAAAAGCGGGGGTTTTTCTTTTGTTGTATACAAATATTTTGTAGTGTGCTATTATATGTTTCACACTACTTATAGGATTCATACAATGAAACAAGCCGTGATCTATAAAATCATCAACACCACCAATAATAAATTTTATGTTGGGAGCACGAACAATCAGTATGAAAGATTTAGAACCCACCGTAATAAACTACGTGGGAACAAACACCACTGCGCTCATTTACAGGCCGCATGGAATAAATATGGGGAAGCTGCTTTTAGTTTTGATACTGTTGAATACGTGTCAGATGAGGCTTCACTACAGGCTGCTGAGGACAAGTGGCTTTCAGAGTGGGTAGGGCAATCGGATTGTTATAACCACGGCATGCGGTCTGGAGCGCCTTGGCGAGGAGCGCCCAAAGAGTCTCACCCTATGTACGGTAAGACGCATTCAGGCGAAACCAGAAAACTCTTACGGGAGTCACGTCTTTCGCAACCAGATCCCCGATTAGGGAAAAAACATTCTCCGGAAACAATTCAAAAAATGCGGGAGCAAAAGCTCGCCAACCCGACTCAGGCATGGCTGGGCAAGACTAGGGATGAAGAGACACGCAAAAAGATTGGAGACGCTCAGCGGGGCGTGGCCAAAGCTCCGCGTACCTTTACCCCTGATGGGCTGAAGCGCGCCCAAGAGAACATGAAACGGAATGCCAAACAGCAGTTGCCGGCTGATTTTTCGGTCGTTAAGGCCGCGTTCCCGCAGGTGGTGTTGGACAAGTATGACTTTAGTAGTGCTGTGTACACAGGGGCCGCAAACCGCATCCAAGGCTGTGTTTGCCCAAAACACGGGTTGTTTACCCAGTATGTCTACCAGTTCAAGAAGGGCCGTGGGTGTCCTACCTGCGGCGGAGAACAAAGAGCTGAATCCAAGCGTAAACAGATGA